GGCTTTCAGAAATGTTTCTTTAATAGTTCGCCCCGCCGCCCTTCCTTTTCCAATAACTTCTCCAACCTTCGCGTCTCCCGCTCCATAGAGGAAGGCGTAAATGAATGTCTTAGCAGCATCTCTAGTTGGGAGGCCAGCCGCCTTCTGGTTTTCCACATGTATGTCACTCTCCAACAGTTTTCTCGTATAATCCCCATCATCATAGGGCGCTAAGAAATGCGCCAGACAGCGTAGCTCCAAGCCAGCTGCGTCACACCCAATGAGGGTATACCCTTCTGACGCTTTGAAAAGCTCCCTGCATTCAGTCCCGTAAGGCGATCCACAGCGAGGCACTTGAGCAACATTAGGATTTGAGTGGGTACAGCGGCCTGTGACGGCTCCATTAGTGTTCACCCTGCCGTGCATTCTGCCCCCTTTCTCCAGCTTGATCCACGCCTGCTGCCCCTCTGCCAGCTGACCCATTCGTTTGACCAGCATCAGGTACACAGTGAGCATCTTGACAGCCTCCTGCCCTGTCTTGAGCCTGATCTTAGAGAGGATGGTCTCATCAACCTTGGGCTTGCCTTCGTTGGTCATCTCCTTGGGCTTCCACCCTAGTCGCTGAAGGCGATCCGCTATGTGATCCCGTGAAGCAGGGTTGAATGGGATTAATTTTATCTTGTAAGGCCCCTTCTCTATCTCGGAATCCTTAAACCCAGCCTCTCTAGCATCTTTCCGGTATTGGTGTAGCGAGCCATCTGAAGCACGCCACAGCGTGGATTTCATCTCTAGCTCATCTGCGGGGAACATGGCCTGTAGCTCTTCCCTTAGCTCCAACTTGCGGCACGATAGGGTCACGTACAGGTCTCGCGCCTTCGCCTTATCGAAGCTGAACCCGTGGCGGGACATATCGCTAATGATAGTGGCGAACTCATGCTCCAGCTTTACACACTGTGGGTCAGGCCCACTCCCCCACAGGTCGTGATACAACTGGTAGGTAACTTCCGTATCCTGCACGCAATAAATCAACATGCCTTCAGAATAGTGATCATACCCATGTTCCTTAAGATACTCCCCCTTGTGACAACCGAGGCGATAGCCCCAAGCCTTCAGCGAGTGAGAGCCGATAATCTTTGGAGGGATGACATCTGCTTTTAGGTTTCTGATTCGATCCAGATCGCTGAGATTTGTGTTGATCAGCCGCGACAGAACAAGAGTGTCAGTGATCTTTGGCAACAAGCCAAGGGTTGCGTGTCTACCAATTCCACCAAGATACCCAAGCTGCTTTAATGCTGGAATGTCGAAATCAATTATGTTGTGGCCTATAATTTCATGACAAGACATTAAGAACTCAACGCCTAGATGTATTTCTTCAGGGCCAAACGTTCTGACTTCTCCGGTATCAACATCTCTGCAAACAATACACCACACAACGGTGAGGTCATCTAGAAGGCCGTCAGTTTCGATATCAAAAATCACTCGTCGCATCGCGTTCCTCCTCTTCTTTAAAAGCTGACTCAGTAAGACGCCCCGTGTCCTCATTAAACTCCAACACTGAGGCGACACCATTCTTGCCACACCAACGGTTCTTGAGAACGCGAATGGTTGTACGCATACTGGTCTCTACGTCCTGCTGATCGCGCTCCATGCCTATGACTATGTCCGACAGCTGAGCGATCCCTGCAGAGCCTCTCAGCTGGGCTAGAGATGTTCTTGCACCCTCTTCATGTCCCTTACCATCTGGGCGCTTCAAGTGAGAGACGAGGATAAGGCCGAAGTTTAATTCCTCAACAAGTGACCTTAGCTTGGTCATGACGTTGTCAATCATTCGACGCTCATCGCCCCCCTCCATGCCAGAGACAATGATGGACAAGTGATCCAGAAAAATTATCTTGCAACCAACTGACGTTACTAAATAACGAATCTTTGATAACAGATTACCCTCTTCAAGCGACCCCCAATGATCATAGGTGTAGTATTTTCCTGAGCCTACTGTGGCGTCGAAAGCAGCCTTTAGCTCCTTCTCGTCTGTCTCTTTAGGATCGAGGTAGATCGGTTTATTAAGGTGGAGGCCCATGATACCCAAGGCGGTTCGCTTGGTGCTTTCCTCAAGGGCTATGTAGCCAGTGGTCACGCCTGATGATAGTAGGTGGTAGGCAATCTCTTTACACACACTTGACTTACCGATACCTGACCCAGCACACATGGTGACAATCTCACCCTCGCGAATGCCCATAGTCATAGCGTTGAGTGATGGCCAAGGATACATGTGGGCCACACAGGAGTCCTCCTTGGTGATTACATCCCACAGGTCTTCGCCTGCGACGATGCCGTCAGGCCTCCAAGGCTTGGCATTCCACAGGGCCTGAATTAACTCGGAACCCCTCTTCTGCACCAGCATATCGTTGGCATCCTTGAGAGGCAGCGTAGCAACTCTGGCCTTACCTATTGACAATAACTGACTGCACTTCTCAGCGGCCTCCTTGCCCACTTTGTCGTTGTCGAAAAGAATAACGACAGTTTCGTACCGCTCAAGAAACTCTAGGTTTTCTTTGAACGATTTGACAGCCCCGGCTGCTCCGTTGGGAATCGAAACGACAGGCCATTTGTGTTCCTGAAGCTGCGACACGGACATAGCGTCAATCTCACCCTCGGTAACAACAATCATTTTGCCTACCGATTTCCCCCACATGTGCTGTCCATACAGCGGGAGCTTCCCCTTGCCTAGCTGCAGGAAGTCCTTGTTCTGAAACCTGACCTTAGCTATCGGGGTCGCTGCTCCATTGTAGTAGTTGGCAATCTGAACAGGCCGTCCATTGTGTGTGCCAACTTGGTACTGCCACTTCTTACAGGTTTCTATCGTCAGCCCTCGCTTAGGGAGGGGAGCGAAGCAGACATCCGACAGTCCGGTTGCGGGAACTGAAGGGGCTGCAGGCTTAGGTGTCTCCCCCTCTCCATCGTAGTCTTTATGGTACGTGCTGCACGAGAAGCACCAGCCGTGGCCATCATCATAAATACCTACAGCATCAGAGGAGCCGCAGGCGGTACAGGGGCCATGCCCTGTGAGATTACTTATTTCTTCTTGTTCGTTTTTGGTAGTCATTTTTTGTGTCAATCTTTCCGTCAAACTTAGTTGTTGCTAAAATCTCGCGGGAGTTCTTAGCCAGCCTCATCCATTGTATCGTGCCTACTGTCCCTTGGAGCGTGTCCAAGTCCGCAACTGCCACCACAGCCCGTTTACCTTTGGCAGTGGTCAGAATTGCGTGAGTAGCTCCTCTGGGTCTTATGAGAACCATGAGGGTGGCACTTTTTTCCCGCACCATTTGAAGTCATGCCTGTCGCACCACTCCCCGTAGCTCGTCCTGCTTTTCTTAGACAGCTTTGCGTTGGGGTTTTGGAAGGCGAACCGGATGTCAATCTCAGGGTGCTGCTCCTTGATCAGTAGATGTTTCTTGCGATCTACTGGAAGGAAACGTCCTTTGGTCTCGATATAGAAACCACACCCCTCCAAGAAGAAGTCAGGTAAATACTGATGCTCCTTCTTGAAGAGGATACGGTGAGGCTCAAACTCAAAGGGAATTCCTGACTCCGTCAGAAACTGCCCCATGTGTTTCTCAAGCCTGCTTCTATAGTTGGGAAAAGGCACTAGGGTTACAACTTTGAAGGGTGACTACCATCCCTCAGAAGTCGCTACCGTTTGTAGCCTCTTCCTCTGCCTCTGCGCCAGTGGTCGCATCACTGGCTTCTTTCCACGGAACTTCCGCTTCAGAGGCCTTTGGTGATTCACCGGAAGAAACAAACCCCTCTTCAGCCGCAAAGCCGAAACCCTCGGCATTCGCTTGCGTTCCTACGGTGACCAAATCTAAGACTTGGACTGCGCTAAGCCTCATAGCCACACCAACTCCCATCGGACAGGTGTACTTATCAGCCACAAAGTTGACCTTCACCTGAGAGCCTCTACCAACCAATTCGGTCATAGGCTTCAACTGTGCGTCGAACACTTTAGGAGAGTTCATAACTATCTCTCCAGTTTTAGCAGACTTATAGCTGGGCTTCATTTTGAAGCGGAAGTCCAGACACTCATTCCCATCATCGTCAACAAAATCCTT